TCAATTAAAAGTTAATATTATTTTGTCAACTTTATCCCTAATAATATTGGGTATAAAAGTCTTTACTTCAAATAGTAGATTCATTTGATAATGAGCAAAAGCAATTGCATCAACTTCAATTTCCTGTTTGAGATAAAACTCTTCTGATACGTCTTTAGTTGTAGGTTGATTATAGTTGTTCATTTCACTTTTCCAGATCTCAATCATTTCTAAATCTATATTTTTATTTCCTGTAAGTCTCCGTTTATGCACTTCCACTGAAATGCGTGTCTAGTTTCATGAAAGCATGTAATTTGAATCTCCAAAGAATTAGCTTGTTCTATCCATTCTTCATTGAAAGCAACTATATACCTCTCTTTTAGAAATATGGAATTAATACCTCGTTTAGAATAGTTTTGATTATAAAAAAACTGCACTTCAGGAGCTTCTATACCTAAAATTTGTGCAGCATAATTTGTGCCATTGATCGCTACTTCGTAATTGTCCATGATGTTTTCCCCTTAGATATCCTCTTAAGTAAAATTATATCATAGATTCTTAATTATAAAAAAGAGAAAAACCAAAAAGTCTACCAACTATTCGATTGGTAGACCTCTTTTATCTTATCTTCGATTCAAGACCATTGTGAAACTTAAATGTAATACTTGAGTCTCTATGTACTGATGCCCCATCTACTAAGAGCATCCAAATACGCTCATTCCAATCACTAAGTTCATCTTCAGATTCAAATAAGCTTGCAATAAAAGCTTTCATTCTAAGTGCTTGTCCTTGTCTGTCATTTCTTTGTTTAATCAATTCTTCTCTTTTGGTTTGCAGTTTGTCGTAGCGGTATGACAACTCTTCATACTTCTTGTTGTAATTATCTATGCTATCACTTGTTTTAGAGTTTTCATTCACCAGCTTGCTAACCAACTCTGACGTTATTAATAGTTCATCATCTAAATCTCTAATTTCATCATCAATCTTTGTCGTATCAGTCAGTAATTCGATGATTTCTTCTGAGTCTTGAATGATTCTTTTTTTATCTTCCATCATGATATTATAAGCCTTGATGAACTTGAGTTTGATGTCTTCTTCTTTAAGATTGGGTGTTAAACACTTTTCTTTATGTTTATGAAACTTATTATTGCATTGATAAACGAACCTTGAATACTTACTATTGGAATGCCATTTCTTCTTGCCATAAAAACCACCACAGTCTTCACAGATCAGTTTAGATGCGAATACATCCGATGAAGAATATTGTGCGCCAATCAGTTCTCTTCTTTCAAGTTCTATTTGCACCTGCTCCCACATATCCCTATCAATGATTGCTGGATGATTATTCTCAACATAATATTGCGGTATTTGTCCGTTATTCTTAACTATTTTATGATCAAGGTAGTTTTCTGTATATGTCTTTTGAAGTAGCGCATCTCCTTTATATTTTTCATTGGTTAGAATTGAGTTCACAGTATTCTTTGTCCAGTTAGTTGCTTTTCCTGTGGGAGTTTTGATATGTTTTGACTTTAGGTAGTTTGCTATGCCTGTTGCTGTCTTACCTTCAACCAAAAACATCTTATAAATCATTCTAATAATCACTGCTTGGTCTTCATCAATCACGATCTTATCATCTTCTTTCTTGTAACCTAAAAACGTTTTATAAGCAAATGATACTTTACCTTGTTGAAAACCGACTCTTTTACCCCATGTCACGTTTTGACTGATTGAACGTGATTCTTCTTGTGCAATAGATGCCATAATGGTAAGAATGAGTTCACTCTTTGGATCAAGTGTCCATAAGTTCTCTTTTTCAAAGAATACTTCAATGCCATTTTCTTTTAACTTTCTAACATATGATATGGTGTCAAGTGTATTACGTGCAAATCTAGATATCGACTTGGTAATGATTAGGTTTATCTTACCGTTTAAAGCATCTGTTATCATCTTGTTAAAACCAGCTCGTCTCTTCGTATTAGTACCCGATATACCCTCATCCGCATAAACATTCGTGTATTCCCAATCAAATCTCTCTTGAATAAGCTTTTTATAGTAGTTTACTTGAGCTTCATAACTTGTATACTGTTCATCTGAGTTCGTTGAAACTCTGGCATAGGCTGCTACTTTTCTGCTTAAAATTGAGTCAAGTGGCATTTGTGTTAATGGATTGATCGTTGATGGAATCACTGTAACTTTAGCCATTATTTACACCACCTTTGAGTTGTTTGAGCGCTCTTATTCTTGCTTGTTCCCTCTTTTCTGGGGTCCAGATTTCACTTCTTGAACGTTCTTTCCAATGATATTCTCTAATCGTTTTATCCTTCATATGAAATTCAAGTTTTTTATCAGGCTTCACCACAATCATTGATACTTTCGATTTCATGATCTGCTTATCAAACTGATTTCTATCTAAAATGTGATTGGTTGCTTCAATAAGTTTATCATTTGGTACTTGTTTTGAATCACATGCTTCAATACCTTTTTTAATTGAGTATGAACATTTCCATATTTCACTTGATGCTGTATTCTTATGTGAATAACCTCTACCACATATACCACACTTTAACATACCGGAAAACTCGTATCTCTTTTTGACTGGACTGGCCTTAATTTTACTTAGACGTTTTTTTCTGATTCTTTGTGCTTTGCTAAATAACTCCTTCGTAATAATTGGATCATGGTCATCTTTTATAAGATATTTATCAAATTCACCATTGTTCGTTATCTTCTTTTTCGTTAAGTGGTTTTCACGATACGTCTTTTGCAATATTAAATCACCTGTGTAGTTGTAATTAGAAAGAATATATCTGATGGTTGACCAGTGCCATCTGATACCGGTCTTTGGTATAACACCCATTGATGTAAGTATTTTGCATATTTGTTCATCCCCATTGCCATCAATGTATAATTGATAAATCAATTGAACAATCTTAGCTTCTTCAGGAACAAGAATCAATCGTTTGTTTTCAAGGTCATATCCCAAGCAAGGTTTACCTCCCCACATGATTCCTTGTTCAAAATCTTTCTTGATTCTCCATTTCATATTCTCTGAAACACTTCTTGACTCTTCTTGAGCAAATGTTGCTAGAAAGGTTAATATCATCTCACCTTCACCGCTAATGGAATGGATGTTTTGTTCCTCAAAGAATACATCAACATTGATCGCGTTAAGATCTCTTACTGTCTTTAATAATGTAACTGTGTTTCTAGCAAACCTTGATATGGACTTCGTGATGATCATATCAATCTTACCAGCTCTGCAATCCTTTAATAGTTGTTGAAACTCTGTTCTAGAGTCCTTCGTACCAGTTAAAGCCTCATCTGCATAAACTCCTATAAACAACCACTCAGCATTCTCTTGTATGATCTTCTTATAATGGTTGACTTGAGCTGAAAGTGAATGAAGCATCGCATCTTTACCACTAGATACTCTGGCATAGGCTGCTACTCTTTTTTTACTCGCTAATTTGGGTAATGCGTTTACTTTCGTTACTGTTCTCTTTGTCATCATTTACCTCCTCTTCCGACACACTATATATCACTCTTTTTGAAGGTATAGTCAAGTCAATAAGTCGGTATAGATTACCTTTTTTGATACAATACTTATCTGCTAAAAAAGACTCAGCTTTCTGATAATCTTGCTTTGTCATGATTTCTCTTTCAAACATCAATCTAAAGGGTGCAATGGATAAATAATACTTTTCGAGATTAGAGCGTTCCATGATGCTTCTCGTCTCTATGCTTTTGATTCCACCACTGCCATCTGCACCGATCGGAACAAAATACTTTTTTCTTTTTACCTCTAACTGACTTCATGGGGATGCCACAATGTTTACAATTATTAACCGATGTATCCTCTTTGTTAATTTTGGTATAAGCATACCTTACTGCACTTGAAGTCATAGATAATTCTTTGGCGATTCTTTTATAGCCATAGCCTTGTTCTTTTAATTCTTTAATCTTATATCTCACTTCATCATTCATAAGATCAACCTCCTTCACTAGTTAAATGGCGAGGTAAGTTACGTTTTGCCGGTAAAAAGAAAAAAAACCTCATGCAAAGGATAATTTCCTTAAACATGAGGTCTGATTTTATTTATTTAATTGTTCTTTAATAATTTTCTCAGCTTCGGATAAAGTTTCTCTACCTTGCATCTTATTACTAAAGGAGATATAGTCATCTATTATTGCTTCAATCTTTGATTGATTAGTCTCAACAAACTCTACTGCTTTTTCTGTGGAACCAGTGATGTTGCTTACCCATTCACTTAGACGGGATATGACAGCTATCTTTTTATCATCACCTACGAGATAAGTCTCACCTTTTTCTTTGGAAAATCTATTCTTTTCCTCTACAATCATGATGAACTCTTTGATTATTTTTTGAACACTATCATCAAATACAATATCTTTTGCTTTGCTGACGAGTTCATATACGTTTTCAGCAGTATTTTTAAGGTCTTGTTTAACCTCTTTGATTACTTCGTTAAGAGATTAATCCTTACCTATTTTCGATGTCACATAAAGTATTAGCAACAATAGCGAAGATATAAGTAATAATATTTCAAGCGTTGTCATTTTCTTTTCCTCCTAAATGTTTATAGATATTGACTTGCGAATCTTCTAATCTTGATACCCTATGTTCCAAAACATTCACATCTTTTTTTAACGATTTAATATCTTGAGAGTGCATCTCCAGAAGATTGAGCATTTTGATGTTTTGCTTCTCAATCGTTTGTAGATTGGTAAGAATCTCATCGTTATTCGTTTTGCTTTTAAGTTCCTGGCGATTGAACTGTTTAATCGTTGTCATGATAACAACCACCATCGTTACAATCCAATACACCAGATTTTCCATTCTAAATAGACTGAGTAAGTTATCCCAGTTCATTGCTAATCACCCTATCCTTGTAGTTTTCTATGTAAGTCAGTGCTTCTCTAATCAGTGGTAGATAATTTCTACCAATCTTTGTGTTCCAATTCTTCTTGTAATTGAGCATATCTGTATACCAAGGTTCTGGAACGGTTAATTCATATTTTCCTGTTTGATCGACATGATCTAGGATGCCACGTACTCTCAAAATATGATAGTGTGACTTCTGCGTTTCAGGATACTCGATTCGCATCTTGTAATGTTCGACAAAGCTTGACAAGAAAAGACCTAGTTTACTCGTTAAGTCAACTTTCTTGTATGCTTCATATTCATCCCTGTAGTTTTCATCTAAGTAAATTAGGTTATCTTTAGTCGATAAAACTTCATCGATATAAGCACGATCATAGAGCGGAACAGTTGGATCAAGATTTTGTTTCTTTAAATAGATGTCTCTACCATAGGCAAATATATCAAGTTCACCTAAACTTAAATGAACATTCCCTTTGAATCCATCAAGCACCNCNGTCACATCATCATCGCTATTCTCATCGTTTAATCCAAAGGCTAATGAACCACANTAATAGATAAACATCACNGTGGTGTTTGGAAATATNCCTTGAACAATTTCAAGGATACTTTCNTTAGACTGNATTTTCTGTTTCACTTGGAGCATCAGCTTGTGGTTCTACGATTTCAAAATCATCTAATGACTCATCAAACCCTACAACATTTTCTTTTAGCCATAGATAACCTTGTGCGATGGGATTGGCATTTTGAAACAATGCAAAATCTATTGATGGAACTTCTATATCGATTTCTTCTAAGGGGATGCTTTGATTAGCACGTGCTTCTTTGGATAGGTAGGATGCGACACAGATAACTGCTTTCTTTGCTGCATAGTTAATGTTGAATGCTGTGATACGGTGATACGATAGGGCGATTCCAAACTTTGATTGCATGTTTTTAATAATAGCCATAATAACCTACTTTCTCGCTGTGCGGTAAATCGTCACACTGATTAGATCAAGTGATCCGATATCAAGACCAGGATTAATATAAAGATTTCCAATCGTTCCAAAAATGGAGTGTGCGAAATCAACTGTTGTTATCGTGGCAATCGCATTAATATCGGTTCAAGTCTACGGGTTTGCTTTTTTTTCAAAACTACAAGCTTATTACGAAGAGCATGTCGTTGAAAACATAAATGATGAGGTTGTCTTTTTCAAAGGAATCAATACACTGATGGGTCTGGACTACTATCGTGAAAGTCCCTTGCTCTATGAAAAAACCATTGATGAAGGTAATTATCAACTCAGAATCTCCATCCGTTCTGTCGGCGCAACTTCTGAAAGTACCCCTATTGATGGATTTGCTATTTTGGTCAACAACGTGAAAATTCTAGAGGATGAGGTTGAAGTTGAAAATCCAATCATACGTGTCACCGTTCAGTTGGATGCAAACACTTTACTGGTCGGGGACGAGTTCTCCAATCGAGGTAGCATTTTCTACAATCCCGAACAGCCTTTCGCTTATTACAATGTCCCGATACTTTTCCTTTTTGATACCGTGAATTATATGAAAGATGCTGAAACTGAGGCCATATCTTCCATTGAACGGATTGAAGTTAGCTACTCTAACGGATCTCAAGACAGTGATAACAATTACATATTCAATTCCTCATTCATTTTCTTGGCGACAACAGGTCCCAATGACGAAGCTGTCCTTGGTAATAATAAAGATGAAGCTTTTTTTCTAGATCAAAACCTGTATCAACTACAAAACCAGTTTGAAGGTGACACACCAAGCGAAACGGAACTTGTAGCCTTCAGTTTGAATACTGACCGTGATGATTTGGGTGCATACAATCATTTGGTTTGGCGAACCATGGCGATCTATATTTTGGTTGTTACCCTTGTCACTTATCTGCTTTTCTTCCATAAACGTGTCAGAGAACATTTTAGAATGAAAAAGGTGCGTCCAAAAGCACTGGGTGCAGATGGCATACATTTGGAAGATGCTATATTTAAGGATATCGAAGAAAAAGACGGAAAATAGTTTCCATCTTTTTTTATTTTTGATTGCCTTTTTCTTTTTGCATATGTTATACTTATTATTGCGCTATAGGGGTATGGTGTCAATGGTAGCACAGCGGTCTCCAAAACCGTTAGTGTGGGTTCGAGTCCTGCTACCCCTGCCAATTTTTTTTCAAATCTATAGACCGATGGACATCAATATTCATCGGTTTTTTTATAAAGAGAAAAAGTGAACATGAACAAAGAAAAAACCGCATTTGAATGAATCCATCTCTCATGTCGCCTTTAGCTAAACAATCGGTTCATTTTGATGTCGGTTTTTCTTTGAGGAGGTACTGGAATTGGTTTGATGATTTCACATTTCCTTTTGTCAATCTTCGGTTTTCTGAAGCCATCTCTCATATTCGCCTTTAGCTGAATAATCGGCTTCATCATGCTGGTGACTATTTGATATTTTTTGATGCTTTGTCATCATCTGCTTTTTTTTATGCAATTTCCTCATGCGTATCAGAAACAATCTCTCATGTCGCCTTGATAGGTATCCAAAAATGTCAGAACCAACAAATTTTGAGCATAGGCGAGCTTGACTTCTTCAGGCAAGACTTGCCATATGTTCAAATCGAGTTGAAGACTGATGTCCTCAGGACGCCAAAATTGACTCAGGTTCTGCTCATAAAAGAATTGTGTATATGCGTCTTCCATTGCATTCCAGTTCGCACCATCAAAATTCTTAGGTGATTCATAGACGGGTTTTCGGGTCGATTGCGTTTTTTTTGTTGTTTTTACCATGTGTTGTTCCTCCTAGACTGCACAAGCTTCACATTCTTCTATTTTCAGCTTTTGCGTGCGCGTATAATATAAGGTTTTTATACCTTGATAATGTGCGTATAAATAATATTTTTGTAAATCTCTGGTCGTTTCATCCGATGTAATGGCCAATTCAAAGGAGATACCTTGATCCACGTGCTTTTGTGCGGTAGCGATGACATCAATGATTTTGAAGTTGTCCATCTTATATGCCGTTTCATACATAAATGAGGCAACTTCAAGTGCTGGCATAGGGAAATAAGTCTTCGAATTCCCATATGTTCTTTCTTCAATTAATTGTTTGATGGGTGTCAATGATGGGGTTGCGCTCATGACATAGGCCGTGCTGCCATTGGGTGCAATCGCCAATCGATGTGAATTATACAATCCGTGCTTCATCACGTTCTCTTTAAGATCTTTCCAATCTTGATCTGTTGGTATTTGGATATCCTTGAAAATGTCTTTCACTTTTTCTGTTTTTGGCAAAATCTCTCCTCTGCCATCAAAATAGGATCCATCCGCATATTTCGACGTATCAAAATTGTGAAAGATCTGTTTTGTTTTTTTTGCCATCTCCATAGCATGCTGGAGACTGTAGAAATTGAGCATGTTGAAGAACACATCAATCAAATCAATGTTTTCTTCACTACCATAGGTGATGAAATGCTCGGCAATGAAACCGTGATGTCCCATGATGCCTAGACCAATGCTGCGGTTGAGTCGGTTGGCTTTGGCAACAGCAGGCACATAGGATATGTTTGTATGCATGGAAACCGAATTCATCACATCCATCGCCGCATACACAGTTTCTTTGATGGTGTTGTTCTTAATCATATTGGTCATATGGCCTGATGCCAAATTGCATGAAACATCCATCCCGATGTCATCTTCATCGTGCTTGTCATAATCCGCATAATGTGAGGTGATGGTCGGTTGAAGAATTTCGGTGCATAGATTCGAGAATTTGACTGGATCTTTTAATGGATTGGCATCATTCACATTGTCTGAGAACATGATATAAGGATAACCGCTTTCTCCTTGTAGGGAGGCGATGTTGTCAAGCAATCTTCTTGGGTTGATTTTTCTTTTCCTAACTTTGGGATGATCAACCAATTTGTCATACCATGTCTCCATGTCAACAGCAACATCAGCAAAATCCTTCCCATAGGCTTGAAAAACCGTGTGGGGATAAAACACATACATGTCTTTGTTTTCTCTGGCAAGTTCTATCATTTTATTGGGAACGACAACACCCATGGACAGCGTTTTGACACGTATGTCGTCATCAGCATTCAATTTTTTGGTCTGCAAAAAGTCTTCAATATCCGCATGAAAAACATTGAGATAGACGGCTCCAGCACCAGTTCTTTGTCCCATTTGATCAGCATATCTGAAGTTATTATCAAGCAATTTTGCGACACCAACAACACCTTTCGAAACATTGGGAATGCCTTTGATGGCTTCTCTTTTGGCTCTCAGATTCGTCAGATTGACAGCAACGCCACCGCCGATTTTTGACAACTGCATCGAAAATTCTGAAATGCGTGCGATGTCGTTTAATGAATCGCCTGCTTCCAAAAGAAAACATGAGACAAATTCGCCTCTTTTCTTCTTTCCTGTATTGAGCAGCGTTGGTGTAGCCGGTGTGAAATTCTGAGCAATCAGTGATGTGATCAATCGTTGAGCCATGTCAAAATCCCCGTTTGCATGGTACAACGCATTGACTGCGAGTCGATCCTCGTATCTTTCTAAAAACACCTTATTATCTCTCGATTTAAGCGCGTAATCGTTATAAAACTTGAACGCCCCCATATAGGTCGGAAATCTGAATTTTGCAGCGTAAGCGATATCAAAGATGGTCTGGATTTGCGCTTGGGTATAAAGTTTCAGAAACCCTTCCTCATAATAATCGTTTTCGACCAAGTAATCGAGTTTTTCTTTCAGCGAATGGAAAAACTGTGTCTTTTTGTTGATTTCGTTTAAAAAATAGGATTTCACTGCTTCCTTATCCTTGTTGAGATCTTTGATTGCTCCGTTCTCATCAATGATTTGGTTGTTCAGTAAAATCCACTCGGGTATATAGTTTTTATCCATGGAACTTATCCCTCTTTCTCTTGTGTCTCTGGGTAAATAAACTTATTGACATAATAAGGTATATTTTTATTATACTTATCGTTAAGCCCTTGGACATAGATTTTGCATTCATGAAATGCACTGGGATCTAAAAATGGGTACTTCACACTACGTATCTGACTATACCCTTGATCTGTTTGGACGACAAACTCAATGGCTTCAATGAGGCGTTCAATCAAGTCTAGTGAATTGATTTTGATACCTATGGTCTTTTCGATCAAATCAAAATCGTCTTTCCTCAACAAATGATATGGTAATTTCATATCGATATGAAACCCATCAATCAAATGCATCTCATGCAAGGTTTTCATTTTGATGAGTTCGATACCCGTCGTATAGACAATGACTGGTTTTTTTGTTGTTTTTTTAATCAGACGCAAGTCCTCTATAAGTGATTCAAGTGGCGCGAGCAGAAACTCGCCACCACTGATCAGTATGTTTTCGAAAAGATTTTCTTGTTTCTTGATGGTTTCAATCACATCTTTGATGCTGTAGGTGTAGACATGCTCTCTCTTAACCAGTTCATCATAGTTGAAGCAATGATAGCAATGAAACATGCATCCAGTCAAGCCATGAATCAATAAACTGGGTTGATCTTCAATTTCACTCAACGTCAAAAGCAGTTTAGGATAATATTTAATCATGGGTGTCTTTATCCCCAAAACGTCTTCGTTGAGCCCAATCTAGGCGACGTGCCTTACTCCAAAAATTATACTCGCCCTTATAATATCCTTTGTTGTCAACTCTGATGTTCTGTCTTGCAATCATGCGCACATAACCGATGACACGACTGTAGGATGCGATGTCATCACTACCGCATGAAGGACATGTGTGGATATCTTTCGCATCCTTAGCAATGATCTTCTGACCACATTCCAAACAGCTTGTAATGGTGGGTGTGAGTGTGATGTAATTGATTGGTTTTTTGAATAGATTTTGAAGATAATTGGAAAGAATTTCTGGACGTATCTTGTCCTCGATGAAATGATGCAGAATGGATCCTGATGTCGCATAACCTTGAAATTCTGCAGCATTCTCTATTTGTTTTGTAAAATCTTCCTCACTGAATGGCAGCATGCATCCTGAGGTCAGATATACATTATCGTTTTCACCTTGAACAAAAATCTCACGACCTCTTGCTTTCGCCCATTTAACATCGCTTCTAGCGAGTTTGATACCTGCATTTTCAGCGGGTGCATACTCAATACCACATGCAACATGATCACGAACGATAAATTCATTGATGATGTCGCTCATATATTGCATCAAATGGTGTGCATAGTCCTTTCCTTCTGGGTCGTTCATACCGAGTTTATAACCAATATTGATTAATCCTTCGTGCATACCTGTGACGGCGAACACATTGAAATAATTCTTCAAATCATGATTGAAAGCGAAAAATGTTGGATAGAGTTCCTTATGATGTTCAACCCATGCCCTTTTCGCCAAATGTCCTTCTTCCATGACTTCAAGGTATTCCCTAATCTTCTCCTTAAGCAGGGCGTCATCATGACCAAATTCAATCAGCATGCGGTTCATATTCATGTTCAAAACCTGAATGGCTCCAACATTACCGACAGAAGAGCCGAAGATGCCTCCGCCTGCTCTTGATAAGACGCTCAAGTCGATGTTAAGACGGCAACAGAGACTTCTTGAGACAGCGGGATCTTTTGGCTTAATATAAGGGTTGATTTTTGTGTAATACGCATCAACGAACGGACGTGTTCTGAAGTTTTCAAAATAAACACCACCCCATTGATACATCTTCTCGAGCAACTGATGAAACACTTCGTTGTCATAACTGAAATCATCATCAATTTGAACCGTGATGAGTGGGAAGGTCAAAGGTATACCATTTTTCGTCCCTTTCGCCATCGCATTGATAAACGCCATGTTGATTCGATCAAAATAAATGGATGGGATTTCCAAATATTTATAGTCCATGCCTTCACCACCGATGATGACGTATTCATCCTTGATTTCCTCTGAGGGTTTGCCAAATTCGAGCGTACAGTTGGAAAAAGCGGATTCTGATCCTGAACGCAGAGGTAGATTCAGTTCATAAATGAGCTGATACATGAGTTTTGTCAGTGTATGATCGGTATAAAATTGGCGATTTTTCTCTTCTTCGAAGAGGTAAGAAGCCAAAATGGTCGTCATTTGTGATAACATAACCGCACCTGAGACCTGTTGACTCATTAGGGTGACGACATTCGAAAAATGTCTAATCAAGGTAGGCAATGATGAGGAAGCATCTGATTCGAGCATGTTTTTGGCGATGCTTGGTATCCCTTTGGTTGCGATATCCTTGCATGATACGGATTGGCAATAGGAGCTCAGTTGCTTGTCATGGATGTAGACCACGCCATCTTCATACAACTCAACCAATCGTTTGGGTAGGATAAAATTCATCAAATACTCTTCTTCTGCCTTATTTGAGATGTTCTTTCTTAAGAGTGGCAAAGAATAGACAAAATTACTATTTTCTCTTTTTAAGTAGTCAGCTCTTTTGTCATCGTCGTTTCCGATAAATTTGTTAATGAGTTCATCTGTTGTTTTAAACATTGCCATGGTTTTGTCCCTTCGCTTTCCTGTTTTTTTGATTGTAATTTTCGAGCCACTTCTTGACAAAGGTGACATCGTTGGGAAGTCCCGATGCTTCAAATTTCAAAACAAGCGGAATACCATACTTCTTTTGAATCTTGTCTCCTGCAGCACCATAATTGGTTCCCCAATTTCGATTTCCTGAAACAGCAACACCAACAACCAGATGATGATACTTGTCCAAAAAGGCAGACGATTCTCTAGATACTTCACCGAAGTTGAAAGATCGGGTGACTAAGAACATAGGTTTTTGTTCTTGTAGCTGATAGGTCTTTATGTTTTCAGACTGATAACCGAGTCGATCCGCGAAACGTTTGACCTGTCCTGTCAGACTGTCATAGAGCACAATCATAGGAATCCTCTCCTTTTCATAAAAAATAAAAAGCATACAATGTATGCTTTATTGGAATGAGTGTGTAGAAAAAGAACACCTGGGTGTTACATATCGCATGTTCACTTATCCCCTTTAAAGCACGTCAAGCAATCTCGTTTGTTGTAAACTTATTATAAGTGATTTACATGGGATATGCAAGTACAATTTTAATGAAAATAGTTACATGTCCCTTTTCATTTCAATGATGATTTGTGTTCCTTTGCTGAGGCTAGATTTCAGTTGAATCGTGCCTTTGTATTTGATGACAATATGTTTAACAATGGCAAGTCCCAATCCAGTCCCTCCATCAGTCCTGCCTTTATCAACTCGGTAAAATCGCTCGAAGACGCGTTGCTGGTGGTCTTTGTCAATGCCTATACCATGATCGGTGACATCGAAATAAATATGCTCCTCTTTTTGATACAAGCGAACATCAACCGATTGGTTGTCGTAACTGTATTTGATTGAATTTTCGATTATATTTTTAAAAAGCTTCTGAATATCAAGTGGATCACACATCATTTCGATTTTTTCGATTTCTTTCTGAATGACAATGTTTTTCAGTTTTGCCACAGGTTCAAGAGATTTGATTTCCGATTCCAACAAGTGATCAAGCGCTTGATTTGAAAAGAATTGGTCAGTCAAATGCTCCAATCTTGATAGCATGAGCATATCTTCGACAAGGGCAGTCATGGTCTGTGTTTGATTGACAATTTGTCGTGCAGCTTTTTCTATATCTTCATTCTTGACCAGGTGATGCTCCAAGAGTTCAGCAAATCCTCGAATCGCTGTCAAAGGCGATTTCAATTCGTGTGAAGCGTGCGCAAAGAAGTCACGCTTCATTTGTTCAACAACGCGTTCTTTACTGACGTCTTTAAGCAAAACAAGAATCTTCACATCCTTTCCACTTTGAACGCTTTCGCTGAGCGTGAAAACCCTAGTTTCGAATGTCTGACCATCAAGATTGACATCAAAAACTTGTGTTTTGTTGTTTTCGTTGACTTGTGTGATGGCATCTTGCAGCGTCTTATTTCGAATGGCGTAATAGCTTTTTTTCTGGAGGCTGTCGTTTGAAATATTGAGGATGCGTCTCGCATCTTCATTAAAGTATAGAAGTTCATCATGATTGTTAAAGAGCAAAACGCCTTGTTTTATTTCATTGAGCACATGATTGAGTTGTTGTTGATATGCATTACTCGCATGGATGTGTTTAGAGATATCCAAATTGATTTCATTCATTTCGTGAAGAATTTCATTGATTTCAGGGTAGGGACCTGCCAAAGACATCAATTGGTATCTACCGTCTCTGATGGCTGTCATACCTTTTTTGACCTGATAATATGGTGAGAGCAGATTTTTGTTCACCTGAACGAGGCCTAGATAATAAGAACCAATGAAGACAAAACTGCTGATGACCCAAAGCAAAACAACCTGGTTGTAGGTTTTGACTTGAGGTTCAAGTGGCACAGATACCCTGAGAAACCCACCATCAATTTGTTTGGCGATATAAAGCATGTCCAAATCAACCGTATCCGAATGTCTCCTGACTACCTGATTGAGTGTTTGCAGTTCGGGACGGTTGCTTTTGTCCTCTCCTATTGAGGCATCATGACTATCGGCAAGCACAATGGCTTGTTCGTCTAAAATCGTAATGCGCCGGTTGTTTTCGTTTTGAAAAAGAGCAACAAATGCCACATCACTGCCCTCAAAGTGTAGGTAGGAAAGTTCAACTTCATCAATGAGAAACATCATGAGTTCATCTTGTTGTTTCCTATGAAAACTGAACAAAGTGAGAAAAATCACGAGTATGAATAACGTGAATACAATCATCATAAGGATGATGTTATTACGAATCAAAACTTTTTTCATTCTATTTGATATCCAATGCTTCTTATTGTTTTAATCTTGATATTCGCATGGTAGGAATTGAGTTTATCTCGAAGTGCCTTAACATGCATGTCCAACGTTCGAGTCTCTCCAATAAAATCAGTTTCCCATACTTCCTTGAAGATGGTTTCCTTTGATACAACACTTCTCTTGTTTTTAAGCAGTAATCTCAAAATGGAAAACTCCTTATTGGTCAGATATGTATCCGTATGATTGATGGTCACGGTGTGCTTTTTTTCATCTAAAAAAACATTACCAAACTCAAGGATTTTCTCGTGGGTGTAATGTCTCAATTTTGCTTGGATCCGAGAAGTCAATTCCAAAATACCAAAAGGTTTGGTCAAATAATCATCAGCACCTAAGTCAAGCGCAATAACCTTATCCATTTCGCTTTGTAAAGCAGATATCATCATCACAGGAATCTCGTGGTCAACTTTTCTAATTCTTTTCAATAGTTCGTTTCCTGAAATATCAGGTAACATAACATCCAGTAGAATCATATCAGGTTTTTTTTGATAAAATGCATTCAAAAAATCCTCACCATTGTTGAATCCCACGCCTGTATGTTTTGCGTTTTCAATGGTTTTTTCAATCACGTAACTAATCGCTTGATCATCTTCGACATAATAGATAATTGGCATGTATACCTCCTAGAATAGAAGCGTGTTTTTATGAGTTCCTTTGACCATAAAAATGATCCATTCCGCAATGTTGACTGCATGATCGCCAACTCGTTCGATGTATTTGGCAACCATGAGTACATAGACAGCTTCATTGGGGTCAATCTTATCCTCTTTGAGTTCTCTGGTTATTTTTTCAACGAGTTGATCAAAAAGTGAATCGACTTCATCGTCCATGGCAATCACGTCTGCTGCTGTTTTTTCGTCAACTTTGATAAGTGCTTGAATGCTTGATAGCACCATGTTTTCAATGACTTCTGCCATTTTGGACGTGATTGGCAAAAGACGTTGATTTCTTTTGTCCTCTAAATGAAGTGTCATTTCTGCAATGTCACTGGCGTGATCTCCAATACGCTCTAGATCCGTGATTAATTTGAGAATACCAGTCACCAATCTTAAATCGCTAGCAACAGGCTGCTCTTTCCATATGATACGAAGTGCTTGTTTTGCTTTTTCAAGTTCCTGGTTTTGAGTTTCAAGCTTCTTCTTAGTCGTTTGAAGGATATCATTCAGTTTAGATTGTTTCTGTTTCCAAAGTTCAACATTTGAGCTGTCATACTTAAGGTTCGCATTGATGGCTTTTAAGTCCTTTTGTTGTTCTTTGAGATCTGATTGAATCTCTTTCAGTTCGTTTTCTAAATCTCTACCATCAAGACTTAATTTTATATTTAACCCTTTGAC